ATGCGGCAACGACAAGAGCAAAACGCCAAGGAACAAAGCAGGGCAAACAGTTTGTGAAGCAACCAAAGAACATTGCAAAGAAAACAAGGAGTTATAGGAGAATAGTATGAACGTAGTCAATAAACAAAAAGCAGATTTAAATAAAGATAATAAACTCTCATCGTATGAGAAAAAAAGAGCTACGGCTATTGAAAATGCTATGCGTAGTCCTAAAGACCCAAAGTTTAATGGAATGACAGATAACAAAAATAGTAGAGGAGTAAAGATATAATGGATAGATTAAAAGATATATGGAATAATTTAAGTAAGAACGGAAAATTATTTGTAGGCGGATTAGGTGTCATTATTGTGATAGCCATTATCCAAGGAGTATTATAATGGGAACTAGAAGAGATTACACTAAAAAAGATTTTGCAACAACACCACTAGGTAAACATGATGCAGATAAAAAATATAGCTACTCACACCTTAGACCCGGCTATACTTATAATCATTTAAAAGTAAAAGAGATTAAACTAGATACATTTACAAGAGGCGATTAATGTCTGAAAAAGAATGTAAACAATGTGCAGTATGTGGATGTGACGAAGACAAATGTACTTGTGACGATTTTTGTGAGTCTTGTGGAGCATAACTAATGGCCTATTCTGCAAAACCTAAAACACAAAGGATGCCTAAAAAGAAACCACAGGCAACCACATTGCAAAAAGCTAAGTTAATGCAAAAGGTTAAGCCACAACCTACCCCACAAAAACCAAGAGTTATTCAAACAACAAAACCTGCAACTAAAAAACAAATGAAACCTATGAGACAGCCAATGGTTGAGGCTAGACAAACACCAAAACCTTTAGCAGGAACTATGAGAACAAATGATACTAAGATGATGTCTAAAGGAAGAGTTACAAGACAACAGCTTTTAAATAAAAGAAAAAAAGATATGGAAAAAAAGATGATGAGGAGAGTTAAACCACTTAGGGGTGGTATGTAATGCCTCTATCAGAAGCAGAAAAAAAGAAAAATTTTCTCAAGAAGCATGGCCTTAAAAGTTTTAATACTTGTGTCCTCACTAAAGAGGGCAATAAAAAAGGTAAGGTCGGTATACTTGTCGACGGCAGACCAAGGCTTATTCGCTTCGGTGATGCTTCTATGGGTCATAACTACAGTCCAGAAGCTAGGAGGTCATTTAAAGCAAGACATGGTAAAAATATTGCAAAAGGTAAAACAAGTGCTGCGTATTGGGCAAACAAGTGTTTATGGGCAGGTCCAACGGGTTCGAAGAAGTCTCCGCCGAAGAGTCAACAAGTGGTTAAGGGAACCCGAAGTTAAACTATCGGGTAATGTATTCAAAGCTAACAAAGGCCAAGATACAGTAACACAAATAAAGTTTGCGACAGAAGAAGAAGACATAATTTTGAAAGTAGAAAAAAATTAATTGGCATATTTAAATCATAACCTACCACCATTTAGTGCCTACATTAGAAATGAATATTTATACGACCATGAAAAAGGCCATGATGAATATACATTTGCTGACGTACACACAGTAAATAGTTTAGAAAGACGGGCATTATTATTTGAATGTTTGTTACCTAATGGAGTGAATTGGACTAGAAGACCTATTCATGCTTTCTGTTGGAAAAAAAATGCACCCAAACATAATTTAAATATACATCAGTATTGGGATTGTTTTTCACCTTACGTTGATGTTCAGAGAAGAAATAGATTAGCGAACTGCAGAGCAGAACTTGTAGATTATAAAGGTGTTAAAAGAAAAGGAACATATATGTTTACAATAGATTGGGCATGGGAAAATAAAGCAGGGATGTTAGATACAAACTTTAGTGAAGACCCTGAACACAAATGCGCCCATATGTTTAGAATGGATGATGGTAACTTTTTTGCATATCCAAACAATAGAACTATTTGGTATGACGATGCCTATATGGATAAAAGACTAACAGAAAATCCAGGGTATAAGATAGACCAAAATTTTTATACAGTAGAGAATACTAGAGAAGAAGATACGACAACTGATGATTCATACATGACTCAGTTTGAACGTCCTTAGTGCAAATATTTTTTGACCACGTAACAGGTAAACTAACTAACTACGATTTAATTTATTCACTAGCTCTAGCAGAGTTTGAAGATACGGAATATGACTATGCCTTTGAAAATGGATGGATTCCTTTATCATGGTACTACACAGAATTAAAAAACCTAACTTGGATAAATGCTAGGAACACAAGATTAGTTTTAGAAAAATTTAACTTTACTAAAAAACAAAAGTATATACTTAGAAATAAATATGTAACAGTTAAAGTATTAGATAATTTTAATTACGAAGTATTATCTGAAATATATAAAAAGTATATTGCCTATAGAAATTTTTATGAGCAGGGTTTTGAAAGTGATAGTGAAGTATTTGAAAAAAAAGATTATATAGATTGGAAATATTTTATTTATTACTACGAAGACAAACCTGTCGCCTTTACAGAATTTAAAGTTTTTGACAACAGACATATACTAACAGGACAGTTTGCTTGGGATTATGAAAATCCAAAAATAGGACTAGGAACATATGCAACTCTTTATGAAATTAAATGGGCCTGTGCAAAAAAATTACAAAAATATTATTTATCGTATGGTTATGAAAACACAAGTTTATATAAATCTAAATACGATGGGTTTGAATTTTGGAATGGTAGAAAGTGGGTAAACAATAAACTAATGTATAATAAATTATGTCATAATGATTCTGCTATAGAATCAATAAAAGATTTAAATACATATCAAAGGAAATATTTTGAGGTTATAAAATAATGCCGATATACACATACAGAAATAAAACAACAGGTTTAGAGTGGGATGAACTACGAACATATACCACAAGAAAAAAACCTCTGAAAGATAAGAATATTGAATTAGTGTTCACAGCACCTAGATTAGGTTTTATACAAAGAAGTGAACATGGTGCTAGAGACCAGATGATTAACAATGCTAGACAGGGTATGAAAGAAAGACAGATTGAAGATAAACTAGGACTTAGAAAAACTCCTGAGTGGTTACAAGAAAGAACAGAAAGACACTTACAAAAGGTAAAGAATGTTAGTTCCTGAAGTTAATAAAGAATTAACAGAAAAGCAAAAAAGTTTTTTAGAGCATTTGTTTAGTGATGCTAGAGGCAACCCAAGAGAAGCTGCCAAACTTGCAGGATATGATGAGAGTAACTATCAAAAAGTTATTAAGTCATTAAAGCAAGAAATAATTGAAAGAGCAGAAGGTGTGTTAGCAACCCATTCTCCAAAAGCAGTTATGGGAATGATAGGTGCATTAGATGAAGATGGAAGTATACCGGGTGCAAACATAAGACTAGAGGCAGCCAAACAAATATTAGATAGAGTTGGAATATCTAAAACAGAACGCATTGATTTAAATGCTAAAGTCCAACACGGGATATTTATATTACCACCAAAAAATGACAGAACCTAAAAAAATAAAAGGTAATTTAGTTCCTTTTGGATATAGGCAATCTGAGACTGACCCCACAATAGCAGAACCTATTGAGGAACAATTAAAAGTTTTAGAAGATGCTTTAGTACTCCATAAAAAAGGACAGTCTTTACAAAAATGTGTTGACTATATTTTTTCTCAAACACAAAGAAAAATTAGTAGACAAGGTTTTTATAAGATTACTAATAAAAATAATATTAAAAAGAAAGCTAGAGAAAGTGCTAGAGAACAATTAGATTATCAAAGAGATAGAGTTCTTAAAGCTAAAAGAGAATTAGAAAAAGAAAGAAATAAATTAGAAACTAAAAATAAAAAGATTAGAGATTTAGATGTTGTATTAGAAGGCAAAGTTAAAACAGTCATTGATACAAAAGAAATAGAAGAAGCCTCACCTACAATACAAAAAGCATTTGATAAAAAAGATATTATCTTTGAACCAAATGAAGGTCCTCAATCAGATTTCTTAGCATCAAGTGAAAGAGAAGTTTTTTATGGGGGTGCAAGAGGCGGTGGTAAATCTTACGCCATGTTAGTTGACCCTCTAAGATACTGTGATAGAAAAAATCATAGAGCATTACTTGTTAGAAGAACAATGCCAGAACTAAGAGATTTAATTAATCACTCACAACAATTATATTCAAGAGCCTATCCCGGTGCTAAGTGGAGGGAACAAGAAAAAGAATGGAGATTCCCATCAGGTGCTAGAATAGAATTTGGATATGCAGAAAATTTAACAGACGCATTAAGATATCAAGGACAATCATATACTTGGATTGGTATAGATGAATTACCACAATATCCTACCGCCGATATATATAACTTCTTACGTTCATCATTAAGAAGCGTAGACCCTGAGATTCCTGTCTATATGAGAGCAACAGGCAATCCCGGAAACGTAGGTTCAACATGGGTCAAAGAGATGTTTGTAGACCCGTCAGAGCCAAATAATCAGTTTGACGTAGAAATACCTACCCCAATGGGAGTTAAGAAGATATCAAGAAAGTTTATCCCTGCAAAGTTACAGGATAACCCCTATCTTATGCAGACAGATGATTACTACGCAATGTTAGCATCTTTACCTGAAGTGCAGAAGAAACAGTTTTTAGAAGGTGATTGGGATGCTTATGAGAGTTCATCATTTCCAGAGTTTAACAGACAAGTCCATGTCATAGAACCTTTTGACATACCTAGAAATTGGATGAGATTTAGAGCAGCCGACTGGGGATACAGCTCACCTGCTTGTTGTCTATGGTTTGCAGTAGATTACGATAATAATTTATTTGTGTATAGAGAACTATATGCAAAAAGAAATACCGCCGATGTATTTGCAAGAAGAGTTTTAGATTCAGAAGAAGGTGAGTACATAAGATATGGAGTACTTGATAGTTCAACTTGGGCAAGACGAGGAGATGTTGGTCCAAGTATTGCAGAGACTATGATACAAGAAGGATGCAGATGGAGACAGTCTGATAGAAGTCCTAGAAGTAGAATATCAGGAAAATTAGAAGTCCATAAAAGATTAAGAATAGAAGAAGACACAGGTTACCCAACAATGTTTATATTTAATAATTGTTTAAATTTAATTAGGACATTACCAATGCTACCTGTAGATAAAAATAATGCAGAGGATGTAGATACGACTGCAGATGACCATGCTTATGATGCACTTAGATATGGTTGTATGAGTAGGCCAACTCATCCTGTATCAGTTAGAGGAAATGATTATTTAACTTCTACTGAGAAACAAGACTCAGCACCTGCAGATAGCGTATTTGGATACTGATGCATCTTCCTAAGACTGTAAGAATAGGAGCATTTTTAGTAGAGTTAATTCTAGTAGACCACGAAGTTATGTACGAGCTAGTTTCAGCAGAAGGTACATTTATATGTAAGCCTCCTTACAAAATTTACCTAGATAAGGAAATGATACAAAGAGGCGGTCCTGATGCAGTTAACGTAGTAATACACGAATTACTTCATGTAGGATATCATCAATATCATCTAAAGGAAAAAGAAGAAGAAACAATAGTTAATTCTTTCGGTAACTTTATGACAGAGGTTTTATGCCATTCTGAAATAAAAGATTGGATAAGACACGAAACAAAAAATTTGCAGTCAACTGCGAATAAACGACAAACATAGGAGAAACAAAACATGGCAATCATGAAACAATACAAGCAAGGCGATTTACCAGAAAATATGTATGGTAAGGACACAGGCAAACAAGGCGACAGTAAGATTAATGTAGTAAAGTCTGCTACAGGTCTTCCTGCTGATGACTACAGCGAGACAAATGTAACTGCAGGTAGAAAAGCAAAAAACACAGTCGATGCAAAAGTATTTAAATTAGCTGACGAGAAAGACTACTAGTAATTTAAATGATAGAAGACAACACAGTAGGTGGAGTATTTTCTGAAAGTGACGATGTAGGTTCTTTAGACGATAATGACAATAGTACATTTAGTAATTTAGGTTCAATAATTGAAACTAGGTTAAAAGAATCAGAGCAATCTCGTCTCTATGATGAGCAGAGATGGTTAAGGTCATATAGAAACTATAGAGGAATTTATGGTTCTGATATGGCTTTTAGAGATTCAGAAAAATCAAGAGTATTTGTTAAGGTAACTAAAACAAAAGTACTAGCCGCTTACGGACAATTAATAGAAGTACTATTTTCTCAAGGGAAGTTTCCTATTGGGATTTTTCCTACTTCTGTTCCATCAGGTACGAGCAAGTATGCTCATATAAAACCTGATAATTTAAAAGAACAAGATGATAGAATGGAAGACATCTATGGTTTTGAAGGGGATGGTAAAGAAATATCTCCCGGTGCTACCGCTAACGATATACTTAATGGACTAAAAGAAAAGTATAAAGATGCAGGATTTGAAGAAGGGGCAGCACCTGATTTAAAAACTATGCCACAGATTGAACCTGCGGCTGAAGCTGCAAGGAACATGGAAAGATTAATCCATGACCAACTAGAAGAATCTCATGCTATATCTGTTATGCGTCATGTATTATTTGAAATGTGTTTACTTGGAACAGGAGTTCTAAAAGGTCCTTTTAATTATGAACAAGCTGAACATAAATGGATACTCAATGATGCAGGTGAAAGAGAATACTCACCCAAAACAAAAATAGTACCTAAAGTAGAGGCTGTTAGTTTATGGGATTTATATCCAGACCCTGATGCAGTCAATATTAATGATGCTGACTATGTTATTCAAAGGCATATTTACAACAGAACTCAGCTAAGAGATTTAGCTAATAGACCTTTCTTTAGAAAGTCTGCTATTAAAGATTGTTTAGCAATGGGTTCTAATTACGAAACAAGAAGTTACGAAACCGCAT